ACTCAGCTTTTGCAGGTAATATTACATTAACTTTACCCGCAACCACAGATACTTTAGTAGGTAAAACAACAACAGATACATTAACAAACAAAAGATTAACGTCACCAAAACTAAATGAAGACGTGGCAATAACTGCAACAGCCACAGAAGTAAACATATTAGATGGAGTTACTGCAACCACATCTGAACTAAATATTTTAGATGGTGTCACTTCTACAACATCTGAACTTAATATTCTTGATGGTGTGACATCAACGGCTTCTGAATTAAATATATTAGACGGGGTAACATCCACTACAGCAGAGCTTAACATACTAGATGGTGTTACCGCAACAGCAGCAGAACTTAACATTATAGACGGTGATACGTCTGCTACATCAACAACTTTAGTTGATGCAGACAGAGTCGTCACCAATGATGCAGGAACGATGAAGCAAGTAGCTTTATCAGATTTAAAAACATATTTATCAAGTGCAGGATTTTCAACCGAAGACCCAACTGCATTGGCAATAGCATTAGGATAGGAGAATAGATGGCAAATACATTTAAAGTAGTAACAAAAGCAGGTGTAACAAGTGCTGATGTTATCTATACTGTGGCAAGTTCTACAACAACTGTAGTTCTTGGAATCATGGTAGGTAACACAACAACATCACAGATTACTGCAACAGTAAGTTTAGGTTCAGACACTGGCAACAGAGCAGGTGCAAATGATGAAGCTAATCAAACAGTTGAACTAGTAACTAATGCACCCGTACCTGTAGGTGGTACACTTGAACTATTGTCTGGTAACAAAGTGGTTATGGAAACAACTGACACACTTTCGTTAACAGCTTCAGGTGCTGCAGATATAGCTTTATCAATTATGGAGATAACCTAGAATGGCATATCTTGGTACACCTATAGATACACAAAATCAGTTTCAATCTTTACAAGGTAAAAGGTTTGATGGTGATGGCAGTACAACTGCTTTTACATTAGACATTGCACCGAGTTCAGTTTTTGATATAGAAGTTTTTGTAGAGAATGTTAGACAGGACCCAAACTCTGCATACGGCATAAGTGGAACTACACTTACATTCACTGGAGCACCTCCCTCTGGTACAAATAATATTTATGTAGTTCATCAAGCAAAGGCAGTTGGTACAATTAATCCTACTAATGACTCTGTTACAGCTAGTTCTATAGCAGATGATGCGGTAGAAAGTGAGCATCTTAATAATAATATTATATCAGGGCAAACAGCTTTAGCAGAAAGTGCTGCAGCGACTGATGAATTATTAATATCTGATGCAGGAACAATAAAAAGAATAGATGCACAATTTTTTCAAAACACACCTTCATTTTTAGCTTATGTTAGCACAGGTCAAGATGTTTCAAATTCTACTCAAACCTTAGTTCAGTTTAATACAGAGTTATATGATACAAATAGTGACTACGACACAAGCACTTATAAATTCACACCTAGCGTAGCAGGTAAATATTTTTTTACCTGTAAGATAAGATATGAGGTTGGCTCAATAAGTGGTTTTCAAATTAGAATAGAAAAAAACGAAACAACGAGTGGTTATACTTTTCCAGATGTTCTATACTATAATGCAAGAGTTGAAAATTATGATACACAAATATTATCTGGTGTTTTAGAGGCAAATGGCTCATCAGATAATTTTAGAGTAATGGCAGTTCAAGATAGTGGTGGCACGGTAAGTATTTCAGCAACTAATGGTTCATTTTTTGCAGCACATAGATTGATTGGTTAGAGGTAAAACATGGCAACTTTATATACAAAAGTAAAATTATACATAGAGGCAAACTCTGCAACTTGGGATAACACAAAAGTATCTTTACAAAATGATGGTAGTGGAGACTATATTAAATTATGGACATATAGTTTTACAAAGCCAACAGATTCACAATTAGCTACATACGAAACAGCAGGTAATACAGCAGAGTCTAATCACAGTATAGATATCAAAAGAAAAACAGAATACTTATCATGGCAGGAACAATTAGATAAATTATATCATGATATTAATGATGGTAAATTAGATAAGACAGGTTCTTGGTACACACATATCAAGGCTGTCAAGGATGCAAATAGCAAGGAGTAAACATGGCACTTAGTACAATAGGAACAAATAGTATAGCAGATGATGCAGTAGGTAATACAAAATTAGACCTAACTGCTAATTATGCTTTCACAGGAACCATCACTGGTGCAGGTACATTTAATTTATTACAAACTATTACAGCAAGTAATGACGCAACAATAGCTTTTACAAGCACTTACCTTACCACCACTTATGATTTATATTTAATTGTCTTAAATAATTTACAAATGACAGTAAATGGTGCAGATTTTTATATTAATCTTTCAACTGATAATGGAAGTAATTATCTAAGCACTTGTTCTTATGTGCATACAAATTTTTATGATAGCACTTACAGAATATCACAAGCAACATCTCAAAGTAATATAAGAATAGCTAGTTCAGTTGACGGAACAGATTCAAGTGCTAATAGAGGATATGTTTCAATGAATATTTATTTAAATAATCCTAACAATACTACAACTTATAAGGGTGGTTTTACAAGACACGCTGGTTCAGACCAAAGTGGTAACATGCAACAAATAAGAGATTGTAATTTTACATCAGGAGGCACAGCAAGAATAAATAATGTTAGATTTGATTTAAATCATGGAAACATAAACGCAGGAACATTAAAATTATACGGAGTTAGTTAATGGCAAGATATCATAATATAGATGGAGTAAGAGTTCAATTTACAGCTGAAGAAGAAACTGCTTGGGATGCAAAAGAAAAAGTTTTTATTGATGGTGCTTTGGATAGAGCATTGCAAAACCTAAGAGATAAAAGAAATAATTTATTAGCAGAGACAGATTATCTAGCTTTATCAGATAATACTCTTAGTGATGATATGAAAAAGTATCGTCAAGATTTAAGAGACTTACCTGCAGGAAAAGATACAGTAGAGAAGTGCGAGAACGCAACTTGGCCTACTAAACCATAGGAGGATAGATGAGTAAGACAACAGTAGCATCAACAGGTATAGATTTAAGTGATACATTTGCGTTTACTGGCACCGTAACTGGTACACCACAAGATTTAGTGAGACTTACTACAACTAATTATAGTTCTGCTGTATCAGAGTTTGATTTTGAAGATTTTTTTACCGATACATATACTAATTATCTTTTTGTAGGTAGAGGTATTACTTCTGCTAATAATTGTAATCATAGAATGCAGTTTAAAAATGGTAGTACAGCTATTACTGATAATTCACATGATTGGGCTGTAGGTATGGGTACTAGATCAAGATCAGACACAGACGAAGAAAATAGAGCACAGGATTCTACTTATCTACAATATGTTGACCAAGCACATGGTAATACTTGTTCTTTTCATGGTTGGTTTGATACTACTTATAGATCAACAAGCAACTTTGTAACTTTTAATGGTCATTCATCTAACTGGAGTTCTGATGGAGTTAGGCAAAGAAACTTCTCAGGATTTTATCATGGTAGTACAAATATTACTGGTTTTAAAATATATTTATCTTCAGGTAATTATAGTGCTGGAAGATTTACTTTATATGGAGTTAAACACGCATGACAAAAAAATGGGTAAATGGAATTGTTAGAGATTTAACAACTGAAGAACAAGCTGAATATGATGCAAGAAACAAAGCATGGGATGATGCTAGTGCAGAAAGAAAACTAGCTGAAATTAAATCTATAAGATTACAGAAACTTAAAGAAACTGATTATATGGCTAATACTGATTATACTATGCCTGATGACGTAAAAACATGGAGACAAACTTTAAGAGATATTCCAACTAATTACACAACTGAAACACAATATGATGAATTATTAGTAAGAGACAATAATGGTAATTTAACACACGAGGTATGGAGTAAATAATGGCATACATAGGACAATCAATTAAAAACGGAACCTTCAGTGTCTTAGACACAAGTGGTAATACTTACAATGGTTCTAACACAACATTTAGTTTAGGAACACAAGTAGGTTCTGCAGCACAGTTATTAGTATCACATGATGGTGTTATACAAAAACCTGGAACAGACTATACACTAGCTACAGGCGGAACACAGATTACATTTACTACAGCACCTGCTAGTGGAGCATCAATCTTTATTGTAGAAATATCTGGTGCAGTTGGCGGTCCTATGAACAGAGACATTAATGGTGAAGAGTTAATTTTAGATGTGGATGGCGACACAAGTATTCAAGCAGACACGGATGATCAGATAGATGTAAAGATAGGCGGCACAGACCAATTTAGCATTAAAGATGGTGTCATCGAGCCTACCACAGACAATGATGTAGATATTGGTTCAACATCAAAAGAATTTAAAGATGGGTATTTTGATGGCACATTACACTGTGATGTTTTAGATTTAGCAGGCACAGAGTTTACTTCTGTAGGAAAAATTGCTCAAGTAGTTACAACAGTCTTAACAAGCACAACATCATCTAGTTCTACAAGTTATGTAGATGTAGGCATGAATATATCAATCACACCTTCAGCAACTTCTAGTAAAGTTTTACTAATGTTTTTCCCAAGACTAGGACACGACACAGGAAGTGCTAATGTTTTTATGAAAATTAGAAATAATACTGCTGGTTCTGATGTTACTGCTGATCCATTTATTGTAAGAAGATGGCCGAGTGATGGACAATCAGCTTATTATACAGAACCTTCCCCTATAGTAGTGCTGGACTCGCCAAATACAAGTTCGGCAGTTGAATACAGAATGCAATTTAAAACAAATGGGGGTGGTTTTAGAATTAATATGCCAGCTAACAATGGTGGTTATAGTGATACTGAAGTTTCAACAATTATAGCAATGGAGGTACTAGCATAATGGCTGATTTACATAAAGCAATTAGAGCAATTCATAATGATGTAGTCACAATACATGGTAACACAAAAGAAGATATAAGAGCCTTAGATAATAGTGGAAACAGTGTAACTATAAACTGGACAAATGTTGAAGCGTGGACTGATCCAGACGAATATAAAATTAAAAGATTAGCGTCTTATCCAACTTTTCAAGAATTTGCAGAGGCGTACTGTGAAAAAGAAATTGGTGGAGATTCTACAAAATGGGATGCTTATAAAACAGCTTACAATAAAGTAAGAAGCGACAATCCAAAAGGTTAATAATGTTCGGCATATCCTCTTTTGCTGAATTCGCTTTTGGTGAATCTACTCATCAACCGGTAAATCTAGAGGGTATTCAAGCTACAATAAGTTTAGGTGACATTACCGCTATTGAGGCTAATGCTGATGTTACTTTAGGAACCAATGTAAATAACATCTCTATTGGTGATCTGACTTTTGTTGGGGCAGCCAATGTCACTGTCAGTGGCAACGCAGTTACATCGAGTCTTGGCAGTATGACACCAAAGGCAGCTGCAGACGTAGCTGTCAGCACTAACTTAGCAGGAACTGTGGGAGTGGGTTCTGTAACCATTGTGGCTAAAGCAGTGGTGGTTCCAGGCACTAACTTACTAACCTCGACTGTCAACGGTCCTGGTGTTGTAACTTGGAATGACATAGACGTGAACGCAAGTCAAACATGGACAAACGTGGAAACATAATATAAATTTGGAGGCAGTATGGCATCAACATTTTCTACATCACAAAAATTTGAATTAATTGCTACGGGTGAAAAAGCAGGTCTATGGGGATCTACAACCAACACTAATCTACAATTAGTAGAGGAGGCCGTAGGTGGTTATTTATCTTTAAATGTAGCATCCTCAGACCAAACCTTAACTATTGATAATGGCTCTTCGTCCAATGGACGAAACATGATTATTAAGTTTACAGGCACTTTGGCTGGTAATAGAAGTGTCACTGTTCCCGACTCTATAGAAAAAATGTATTTGATAGAGGACGGCACATCAAGAAGCACAAGTGATTATACCTTAACTTTTAAAACAGCGTCTGGCACAGGTGTAACAATGCCGGTGGCCTCAAAGATGGTCGTCTACTCTGATGGGACAAACATAGTTCAATTAGCAGTAGAGAAGGGTTATCACTCAATAGATAGAAACTACACAGCCGTTAACAACGATCAATTAATTATAGACACAAGTGCAGCAGCAAGACAGGTAACACTACCTGCTTCTCCTAGTGTCGGTAACGAAGTTACCTTTATAGATGCAAAAGCGTCTTTTGGTTCTAACAATCTAACAATTGCAAGAAACGGTTCTAACATATTGGGGTCCGCATCTAATTTAGTTGTGTCAGTAAACGGAACTGCGTTTACATTAGTCTTCTTGAACGCGACTCGCGGTTGGGCATACAAAGATAAAATTTAAGGAGGATAGATGCCTCTTATCACTCTAGACTTTCTACCAGGCATAGACAAGCAAGACACCACTAAAGGTGCTGAGCGTCGTTTTATTGATTCTAACAATGTACGCTTTCGCTATGGTCTACCTGAAAAGGTTGGAGGTTGGTCTTCTCTTTTACCAGATAAGATAGTCGGTGTTGTCAGAGCGCAACACCCATTTACAGATTTAGATGGCAATAGGTATGTGGCCCTCGGAACGGATAAGTTCTTATTGTTATACTTTGAAGGTCAACTGTTTGATATTACACCAATCAAAAGTTCTTTGACATCGTCTACGATGGCAACCACAAATACATCAACAAGTGTTACGATAACAACTACAAGTGCACATGGCGCAAAGGCCGGGGACATAGTGCAACTAGATAGTGTCACTCTACCTAGTGGTACAGGTCTTAGTGCATCTAACTTTGAAGATGTTAAGTTTCAAATAATAACAGTTCCTAGTACAACAACTTTTACGATTACATCGACTGCAGCCGCTTCAGCTTCAATATCAACAGGAGGCTCTATGACTTGTAAGTTTTATGAACCTGTGGGTCCAAGAGAGCAAACTTATGGTTATGGTTGGGGTGTTGGTAACTGGGGAGGCACTGTCGACTCTGCTGCAGCGACAACAGTCAACGAAGCATTGGACGATTCAGAAACAACAATCACACTCACAAGTGCTGCGGCTTTTCCTAGCTCAGGCACGATTTTAGTAGACTCAGAACTTATTTCATATTCTGGCAAATCATCTAATGACTTGACAGGTTGTACAAGAGGTGCCTCTGGAACCACTGCAGCAGCTCATGACAATGGAGCTACTGCCACCGACGCATCAGACTTTGGTGGGTGGGGTGTTGCCGTCAAAGCAGACCAAGTAGAACTAGAGCCAGGTCTTTGGTCTCTAGATAACTTTGGTCAGGTGTTAGTTGCAACAATTGCAAATGGTAAAACTTTTACATGGAACGCTGGAGCTACAAGCGCAACATCTAACAGAGCGTCTACTAGCACATCTAGTTTTTCTACCTCTAATAATCCAACTGCATCAAGAGCTACATTAATATCACCTACTACAAGACACTTAATACACTTTGGAACAGAGACAACGATAGGAACAACTAGCACACAAGATGACATGTTTATTAGGTTTGGTGACCAAGAAGATATTAATACTTTTGCACCTTCAGCAGTTAATGCAGCAGGCACACAAAGATTACAAGACGGAACTAAAATAATCGGAGCTATTAAAGCAAAAGAAACAATCCTAATATGGACCGACACAGCTTTATATACCATGAAGTTTATTGGTGCACCTTTTACATTTGGTTTTGAGCAGGTTGGCACAAACTGTGGTTTGATAGGTAAGAACGCAGCTGTCGAAATAGACGGTGTTGCCTATTGGATGAGTAATAATGGATTCTTTCTATTTGATGGTACAGTCAAATCACTACCTTGCTCTGTTGAGGACTTTGTCTACGACGACATCGATCTAACAAAAGGACAACAGATTACAGCAGGTGTTAACAACTTGTTTACAGAGATCATTTGGTGGTACCCATCATCAGGTCAAAGTTTTAATAACAGATTAGTTGCATACAACTATCTAGAGTCACCGGGAT